ATGAATATCTGTGTTGGTGGTGAACTAGATGGGCAAAAGATAGAGAAAGAAGGCAGATTGCTTAAAGCTTCTGATATAGATCCTTCATTTAGCTCTGAGTACTACAAGCAAGTTTTTAACCGCGACAACATCAATTATCATTTTTGGCTTCCAACAGGATCCAACTTGCACGAAATGTCTGAGCGAGTTTTGGATATTTTGAGAGCATCAAAAAATTAAGCTTAAAGTATATTGTAAATAATCTTCTAACTTGTATGATATGTCACAAATACTGCGCTGAAAGTTTTTGTTTTTATGACCCGTTTCTTTTTTAGAAGCGGGTTTTTTGATTTTAAAACCCCACTCGCTTAGGACGCTTTGCGAGTTTACTTGCCGGACGTATTACGGCGCAAATGGCCCCGCTACATACTAGTTATTGGCGGGGGTTTTTTTTTTATTAATTTGATGATTTAGTTCTCGGTAGTAAATAATTTACTATTGAGAACTAAGTATTTGAAAAATAAAAATAATTTTATTTTTTATTTTATGTTTAGTATGTTGGTAAATATTAATTATTTTTAGGTGAAAGTATGACTTTATTTATTGGTGGTCGCCATCATGGACAATTCTTGTCGAAAGACGAGTCAGATTTGAAGTTAGAAAGTATTCCAAAGCAGTATGGACCAAGAACAGGTATGCAAAGGCCAACAGAGTCATACTTTAGAACCCAAGTAAGCTTCCAAGGAGAAGTGAAAACGTTTTATATAATTTCTGGAAAACAACCAATCGAAATGAGAGATGAAATACTTGATTTATGGGATCAAGTAAAATCAGACATATATGCTATCTAAATAGTTTAAGAAATTTTCTTCCTTTTTCGGGCGGTTGTCTTTCGTGCTATAGTCCAGTCTGATTAAAAACTGGTACTTATAATGAATATCTGTGTGGGTGGTGAACTCAATGGGCAAGTGATAGAAAAAAAGGGGTGTTAAGAACAAAGATGTATATAAATATTAGTAAATTATAAAATTATTAAATAAATTCAAATATTTAAATTAAAAATAAGTGATAAAACTTTAACAATATTTACGTACGTGATGAATTTAGTAACTCAAATAAACATTATTTTAGACGGATAATTATAAAAAACGGAGTACAAATGTCATGAATAAGAATGTAGAGCTAATAAATTACATTGATGTAGCTGAGACAGTTTACGAACGGGTATATGAAAATAATAAAATTTCAAATAATTTGATTGTTAATCTAAATCGCATTATGGCTGAGATAAAGAATCAAGCTGCAGAAAAAAAACTCAAATTGAAGTACAGCTCAATAGACTTTGAATATTGTTTAAGTTTGCCTTTAGCTGATCGCAAAATAAAAGTAGATTTAAGCCTTATACCTCATTTTGAAGATCGTGAAGAAAGTATTTTGTGGTTAACTAACTTTATTGGAAAAATTTGTGAGCCCAGAAAGATGCAAAGACAGAAAAAAAACTTCATTAAGTACCTGTGAATTTTAGATGAACAGCCCTTAAAGCGGTTTTTTATTGCTAGTAGAATATTTAAGGTATCTTTTCTAATAGGCACACACTATTAAAGTGTTTTTTATTTATTTTTTAGATTGAAAAGATTGCTATTTAAGTAATTTAAATATAAAAATCTTTATTGATTGAGAGTAGTTGTTATACAGGATATTTATAAGGATTTTAAAATGACAATTATCACATTGCTCGATGTTAAGACGAAGAAGAAGGTGATAGTTCGGTCCGTAATAGACCCAATAGCAAGAAAAGACAAAAAAGGGAATATACAAATTATTCAAATTCATAAATGGCTATATGATGAATCTGGAGATTTCGTTGATGAAGACTTATATGAGGCACTCAACAATGGAGAAGTTGGAATATACATAACTTTGCAGTATATGATCATTAATATTGAAAATTAATTATTTTTTATTTTTAGTCAGTTTGAGTTCTTACTCTCTAGAGCCTAATGGTTACTACACATAAGACCTTATTAAGTATTACCTATTGATGGGCACATATTCTTTATAACTCTTAATAAGTAAAAAAATTATGTAGGCTAAAAATAAAACTATTTAAAAAGAAATCTTTATCTATTTAAATATGAATATTTGATATTTTTAATTCAATCCCTATTGCTAGTGCTTAAATATTATGCCAATATGAAGTTGGAGATATTTCCGAATAGATATTTCCTATTTCAGGTCTAAGCGTTTTTTTTCGCTAAGCCCATTTCTGAATAAAAATAGGAAGTGGGCTTTTTTATTTTTAAATATTTCAGTATTATCAGTGTGTTGCTTTAAGTAACACTAAACCTTATTGATCAGCGCAAATATCAAAAAAAGGGGGAGCTTGCCTACTAGGCAAGCTTTTTAAATTGATGATTTAAACACAATAATCCATTTTAAAGCTCAATAGAAAGATCAAACTTCCATAGCTTTTATTCGTACTAATTTATTGAATATAATCGTTTTTATAATTTTTAAAATTTTCTTAAACTAAAAATGGAAAATTTCTTGTTGCAACATTGTTATAATAGGACTACCTTAAGAAAAATACTTTATAAAAATGAGGAGCTGCTGAAATGCCACAGTATCTCATGTTTGCGGAAAATATTTATAACAAAATTAAAGATGAGGAATTGTTTTCACATGACTGTATTGAAAATATGAACTTACTTATGACATGTATACGCAGAGAAATTGAGGGAACAGAATTTAAATTAAAATATAATTTTATTGATTTTGTTGAATTGTTTAGTAGACCATTAGATGAATGTAAAGTAAAAATAGATGTGAGTTTGATTCCTCCTCATAATTCAGAAGGTGAGTATATTTTATGGTTAGCTGGATTAATCGAAAAAATTACAGAAGGTGGACCTAAACCACCTCCGCCTATAAAGAAGTTTATTCCAGAGTATATGAGCTTGAAATTTGAATTAGATTTTTTACCCTTAAATGAGGAAAAAATTCAAAACGAAGGTAAAGAAATTACGGATTACTTTAATTCAAAGCTTTATAAGGCAACTTTTAAGAAGTAATACTATATTGCCTGTGAGTTTAGCCACCGCCTAAGGGCGGTTTTTTTTATGGGTGAGAATAATGGATTCTACAGAATACTTTTGGCTTACACGAAAAAAAGAACCTAAAACTAAGTCCAAATCTAGACCACTACCTAAAGCTACTCAAAAGTACTTAGAGGCTGAAGAAGAATTTACTCAAGCTTTGGATAATCTGGAAATTAAGTACGAAAAGAAACTCCAGTTTAAGTCTACTAAGCATTGGCGTTTTGATTTTCATTTAATTGAATATCGTATTTTAGTTGAAATTGCTGGTGGACCTTGGTCAGGTGGCCGAAAGGGCAAGCTGGCTACAAAAGCGTGGAGTATGGACCGTTACGATGTTGCTGAAGAAATGGGATATACCGTTGTTCGGTTAGAGGCAGCACCAAGATTTAAGATTAATGAATCTGGTCCATTGCAGATCCAAGCTCATTTCGCTAGTCAGTGGCTTAAAAACTTAAAGAGGCAGATTTTTAATGGAGCAGATCAGACCATTTCCACCGACTGATTTTATTGATCAAGCAGATGAAGAAGAAGCAATTAGACTAACACCAGCACCAGATCTAAAAAAATGGGTTGTGGCTAATTACTTAACTATTGGGGGTCCTATTTATAATCCAGATCATGATCATATTGCTGAGCTGCTTCATGATAATGACGAGTTTTTAGCATTCGCGTGGGCCTCTTCTGCATATAAAAGCAAGCAAGCTATGGTGTTGGGCCAGTGCGAAAAAGTCATGTTCAATGTTGGTGGCTGGCGTAAAGCTCGACAAGAGCAACAGATGCGTGATTGGTTTGGTTTTGTACCTACTTATTTAATAACTGTCGACGCTTCTTTCTGTGAGCGTGCAAACGATACAGAGTTCTGTTACTTACTTGAACATGAGCTTTACCACATTGGAGTGATGAGAGACGAGGACGGAGAAATTGTTTATAGCGATAGTTCTGGTCTTCCTAAGCACTATCTTGCAGGTCATGACGTTGAAGAGTTTATTGGCGTAGTTAAACGTTATGGACCAAGCAAAAATGTTAAGCGACTTATTGAAGTCGCAAAAAATCCGCCGTTTGTTTCGAATCTTGATATTTCAAGATGCTGCGGAAATTGTGTAATCAATTGAGCCTTTTGGCTCTTTTTTTTGTCCTGTTTGCTGTACGTAGCTGTACGAAGGGGAATTTATGGCAGCACTAAAAGAGCCTGTGAAAATATTTATTGTTCAAGCTCTTGCATGCCGTGATACCCCTCAAGAAGTGGTTGAACAGGTCAAGCAAGAGTTTGGAGTTGATATTAGTCGTAGCCAATGTGAATGCTATGATCCAACAAAATATTCGGGCAGAAACTTAAGCAAGAAATTTGTTGAGCTTTTTGAATCAACCAGAGAGAAATTTGATGAAGGCTTAATTGATATTCCTATTGCTAATAAGTACTACCGTCTGAAGCAATACCAAAGACAGCTTGATAGAACTAGAAACGTTAAAACAGCGCTAAAAATTCTAGAACAAGCTGCAAAAGATATTGGTGGACAATTTACTAATCGCCAAGAAATTACAGGCAAAGACGGCGGACCATTACAAACGGTTAATTCGGATGTGCCTGTTCCAATGGAAGATTACTTAAAAGCGCGGAGGGAAGTCTTAGATGAGTACTGATGCGGCTCGGGATAAAGCCATCCGGATCGAGGCGCAAGAAGATTTATATTTCTTCACAAGGTACATGTTTAAGGAGCGCCGTGGTTATAAATGGATGCAAAATTGGCACCACTTAGAAATCTGCGAAGCTTTAATGAAAGTTTATCGCGGAGAGATAAAGCGGTTAATTATTAACGTTCCACCACGATATTCTAAAACTGAAATTGCTGTAATTAATTTCATGGCTTGGTGTTTTGGTAAGAATCCAGACTGTGAGTTTATTCATATCAGTTACTCGGCAATGCTTGCCGCAAATAATGCCTTCCAAATACGAACCCTTGTGCAAGAAGAGGCGTATAGAAAAGTCTTTCCCGAGCTTACATTGCGTGATGATAGTAAGGCTAAAGACTTCTGGAGAACTTCCCAAGGTGGTGTCTGCTATGCGACTGGTACAGGCGGCACGATTACCGGTTTTGGTGCAGGAAAACTTCGTAAAGGCTTTGGCGGCTGCATTATTATTGATGACCCGCACAAAGCACATGAAGCTTCATCAAAAACTATTCGAGAAGGGGTAATTGATTGGTTTCAGAACACACTCGAATCGCGTACTAACTCGCCAGATACGCCGATCATTGTGATTATGCAGCGACTTCATGAAGATGATTTAGCTGGATGGTTGCTAGGTGATAGAAAAGACGGCGTTCCTGTAGCTGGTGGTAACGGTGAAGTGTGGGAGCATCTATGTCTTTCAGCTATTCAGGAAGACGGATCGGCACTATGGCCAGCAAAACACAATATTCAAAAATTGAGACTAATGGAGCAAGCAGCACCATATGTATTTGCCGGGCAGTACCGACAAATGCCATCACCGCCAGCAGGCGGTTTTTTTAAGCCCGACAATATTCAAATTGTTGATGCTTTGCCTGCGGATGTATTGAAACAAGTTAGGGCTTGGGATTTTGGGGCTACCGAAAATGAGGGCGACTTTACAGTAGGTGTGCGAGAAGCTCTAGGCGCAGATGGTTTTACTTACATTGTCGATGTAACTAGAGGACAGCTTGGACCTGACAATGTGAATAAGCGCTTAGAACAAACAGCAAAAATAGATGGGAAAAAAGTTTCTGTGCGTCTACCACAAGATCCCGGTCAAGCTGGTAAATCGCAAGCTAGTTCATTTGTGAAGCTTCTTGCGGGTTATAGCGTGATAGCTAAGCCAATTTCAGGTGACAAGCTTACACGGGCACAACCATTTGCGGCCCAAGTTAACGTGGGAAATGTACGTATGCTCAAAGGTGAATGGAATAAGGACTTTATTGATGAGCTTCGTCATTTTCCTAACGGTACACATGACGACCAAGTGGATGCAGCTTCAGATGCGTTTAATGAATTACATGAAGGTTTTGAAGCCTTCTTTGCTGATATGGGATTTGCTCGATGAGTGATGTAACTTTTCAACATGCTGAATATGTTAAGAACTTGCCATACTGGCAAAAACTTGATGATGTTTGTGAAGGTGAAGATGCAGTTAAGGCTAAAGGTGAAAAATATTTGCCGATGCCAAATGCACATGATAAATCACCTGCAAATAAAAGCGCTTATGAGGCTTATCTTACCCGTGCAGTCTTTTATGAAGTAACAGGGACTACATCAAATAGTTTAGTTGGTGCAGCTTTTGCAACCGATCCAAGTTTTAAATTTCCTCCGGAACTTGCTCATTTAGAACGTAATGCAAATGGTGCTGGTTTAAGTACTTATCAATTGGCTCAAAATGGAATTCGCCATTTATTGAAGCATTATCGTTGTGCTTTATATGTAGATTATCCTGATGTGCCGCCAGCTCGTAATCTAGCGGAATTTAAAGCACAAAAAGCCTATCCGATGATTCATTTACTAAATGCCCTTGATGTAGTGAATTGGGATTCAGTAATGATCGATAACCAGAAAAAGCTTTGCTTAGTGGTTATACGTGAATTTAAGTCTGAGCGCGGTGCTGATGGATTTAGTAAAACCGAACAAGAGCAATATCGTGTACTTCGTTTAGAGCAAGAGGGTAATGGGGAATATATTTATTCCGTTCAGGTGTATACAAAGGGTGAAAAGGGTAACTGGGTTGGCGGAGAGAAGAAGTTTCCAACAGATTACAACGGGAATTTCTGGACCTATATACCTTTTACATTTGTAGGTGCAATTGATAATTCAGAAGAGATTAAAAAGCCACCATTACTTCCTTTGGCTAATCTCAATTTAGCCCATTACAGAGACAGTGCGGACTTTCAAGAGTCCGTTTTTTATATGGGGCAACCTCAATATTATGCGAAGGGTGTTAATTGGGAGTGGTATGACCAAGCCAAGAAACGTGGCATCTACATTGGAGCGAAAGTACTTTTGCCTTTACCTGAAAATGGTGGTTTAGGAATTGTACAAGCCGACCCTAATACTCTTGCCCGGGAAGCGATGAAAGATAAGTGGGAAAAAATGAAGGAGATGGGGGCGCGTTTAATTGAGAAGGGCTCGGGAAGTAAAAAGACCGCTACCGAAGCGAATAGTGATGACGCCGTTCAGCATTCAGTTCTTTCGCTCTGTGTCGTTAATATGAATGAAGCCTTGTCAGCAGCATTACGATGGGCTGCTAAGTTTGTAACGCCTAATGTGGATGTTCTAACTAAAGATGATTTGATGTTCGAAATCAGTCAGGAATTTAACAAGCAAGGATATTTAGCTGAGTTAGCTAGACAGTTATTTGAAGCAGCTCTACAAGGCCGATCTTCATTTAAATCATGGTGGGAATACAACCAAACAGGTATGTTCCCTAAACAAAAATATGAAGAAGAGCTTCAGAATGTTGAAGCAGAGCAAGATGGGACTTTAAATCAAAAGGTAGAGTGAGATGGCAACAGATATCAAAAAACTATTTGAAGCACTCACTCAGCACCAGGCCTATCTTTATCGTGCTTCATCAAAAACGGTAAATGAGTTATTGGCTTTATTCAATGATGATACGAGCAAGATGCTATCTAAGCTTCGGGATTTATTGGATGAGCTTAATGAGTCGGAGAAAGTTGCTTTAGCTGGTGGTAAATATACAACTTCAAATTTAAGGGAAATTAGGGATTTGATTGCCCAATGGTTTGCCAGTGTTAATTTAGCATTACCTGAAGCTTTTGCCGTTTCTGCTACGGCGCTGGCTGTTTATGAGGCCAATTACGTAGCTAAGCTCTATGGAGCAAAAATTAATAAGCCTGATGGGGAAAAACTATTCTTATCCGCTAAAAAAGTTCCGTTGGCAGGTGGCGCTCTTGTCGATGATCTGCTTTCAAGAATTGCTGAAAGTGCCCGTCAAAAGGTTGAGTATGCAATTCGAGATGGTATTAATTCAGGCAAAACTAACCAAGAAATTGTTCAGCGTATTCGTGGTACCAAACGGCTTAACTATGAAGATGGGATCTTAAATGGTACCAAAACTGATATTGAGCGAACGGTAAGAACTGTGCGAAGTCATGTAGCTAATCAAGCCTATCTAAATAGCTTCAACCAAATTGGCTTTGAATATGTCCGATTTGTTAGCGTTTTAGATGGACGAACTTCTAAGCTTTGCGCTTCATTAGATGGTTCAGTGTGGGAAATAAATGATCCGGCAAAGCGAGTGCCGCCGTTACATCCCAACTGTCGCAGTATCTTGGTTCCGGTCGAGAAGGACGGTCAACTTGTTGGCGAACGGCCATTTGTCATGGACGAACGTCGAGTTAAAGACATTCCAAAAGATGAGCGAAGCCATTTAATAGGGCAGTTAGATGCAAACACCACATTCAAAGAGTTCTTTAAGAAAACAGATGATTTCTTTCAAAGGGAGTGGCTAGGGCCAAAGCGCTTTAAGCTCTATAAAGATGGGAAATTTGATTTTGATAAGTTCTTTGATCCTGAAGGCCGTTTCTATAGCTTAGATGATTTGAGAAAGTTGGATGAAAAAGCTTTTAAAAAGTTGGGTCTGTAATTTTTCTTATGTTATATTTTTTAAAACATCAGAATTTATACAATATGAAAACAATAGCTTTTGTATGTCTAACCCTAATTTCCATCACTTGTTTAGCTGAACCAAGTCAAAAATATCTTAAAGAATATGATCGATTGTCTGAAGCTTTGGAGTCAGCAATGGCAAATGCATATTCTTTTGATCCTGCAACTGGTCAAGTAAAACAGGCTACTCAAGGTTTAGAAGCTAAAAATAATTTATGTAGAGCTGCCCAGGCGAAACTAAACCTCACCACGTTTTTAAAAGACAATTTAGAGGAATCTAAAGAGCTTTATAAATCTATTGATGGTGCAGAGACTCTAGATAAAAATTATCTTAGTGGACAACAGCAGGAACAACAAAATCTCGTTTCAAATTTGAAAAAAGACCTTGTTGGAACTGGATTTAACTGTGAGTAATTATTGCCGATTACAGGTAATTCTAAACTCACTTAAGACACAATTTTCACCTATATAAGCGCCCAAATGGCGCTTTTGTCATTTATGGAGTTTGGTTTATGAGTGAATCAAAAGTTAGACATTTGGTACTTAAAAGAGTTTCAGATAAATCTTCTCATCTTGCTCTTTGTGACGAGGAAACAGGTATTCCATTAGCTGGATTAACCTCTGTAAAAATGAATTGTAGTGTTTTTGAGGGTCCAGCGACTATCACGGCAACATTTGATGTAGGTGGTCCTCAAGGCATCCGCTTAGTTGGTGATGAACCTAGATCAGAGGTTTGGAATAAAAAGTAAACGTAGCTAAAGGTACTACAAATGCCTGAAAAGCAAATCAATATGTCAGATGCTCAATATATTCTGAGCACAAAATGAATTCTGGTGCCATTTCTTCAAATTAAGGTTTCAAGCCATGGCAATTTATGGTTTTACTTTTGAAAGATTAAAAGCAATTGCACTCATCAAATAGAACTTAATTTTTAACCATAGCACCTTCGGGTGCTTTTTTTGCGAGAAGAAAATGCCAAGCCCTATTATCCAATATTTCCAATATGAACATTTACCTGAACATTTGCAGCAAGTTAGTAAGCCAATTGGTGATTTAGCTCGGCAAATGGATGAGCAACTTCCTGACGGGCCTGAAAAATCCACAGGATTAAGAAAGCTACTTGAAGCAAAAGATGCATTTGTACGCCAAGCTTTAAGTAAATAATCATTTATAGAAATGAAGCGTCCTAAAGGGCGCTTTTTTATTGCCTGCCGAAAGCGGATGCTAACGGCGAATCCGGGCGGATGCCCATTTTGTATATATAGGTTGGATGACCAATGAAACTTAAAACAGTAACAATCGACGGTAAAGTTTATGCGGAAGTAGACGGTGATAAGCCGATCTATATTCATGATGACGGCAAAGAAATGCCACATGATGCACCACACTCGGTAGCAACAATTGCACGCTTAAACAATGAAGCTAAAACACATCGTGAAGCCAAAGAAGCAGCCGAAAAAGCATTAAAAGCTTTTGAAGGAATTGAAGACCCAGCGGCAGCTAAAAAGGCATTACAAACAATCCAAAATCTCGATGATAAAAAGCTGGTGGATGCCGGTGAAGTTGAGAAAGTTAAAGCTGAAGCTATCAAAGCAGTTGAGGAAAAATATGCCCCGATTGTTGCGCAACGTGATGCTCTAGAAGCCTCTTTACATAAAGAACTTATCGGCGGTGGTTTTGCTCGTTCTAAGTACATTCAAGACAACATTGCAGTACCTGTGGACATGGTTCAGGCAACCTTTGGTCATCACTTCAAAATCGAAGAAGGCAAGGTGGTTGCATATGATCCGAACGGCGAAAAGATTTATTCACGTGTCCGCCCGGGTGAACTTGCAAATGTTGATGAAGCTTTAGAGTCATTGGTTGGTGGATACCAGCATAAAGACTTAATTCTTAAAGGTGGTAAAGGAACTGGTGGCGGTTTTCAAGGTGGGGGCAAAGGTGGAGCACCTACTGGAATGAAACGCAGTGAAATGTCTGTTTCTCAGAAAGCAGATTACATCAAAGAACATGGCAATGATGCCTTCCTAAAACTACCGAACTAATCATTAAATATTTGGAGATAAGTAGTTATGACTACGACAGTTAATTCCGACATGATCATCTACAACCAACTGGCTCAAACAGCCTATTTAGAACGATTACAAGACAATTTGAATGTTTTTAATGAAGCTTCCAATGGTGCGATTATTTATCGTAATGAAATCATTCAAGGTGACTTCAATAAAAATGCATTCTACAAAGTTGGTGGTAGCATTAAACATCGTGATGTGAACTCCAATGCAAAAGTAACTCCGGAAAAAATCGGTGCAGGTGAGTCTGTAGGTGTAAAAATTCCATATAAATATGGTCCTTATGCATCAACTGAAGAGGCATTTAAGCGCCGTGCTCGTACACCAGAAGAATTTGCTATGGTTGTTGGTTACGATCTTGCAGATGCATTGGTTGCAGGCCGATTAGAGTACAGTTTAGCTTCTTTAAAAGCTGCTATTTCTAGTAATCCCGATATGGTTGCGAAAGGAAGTATCGTTGTTGATGGCCGCAAAGCATTAACTCGTGGTATGCGAAAGTTTGGTGATAAGTTTGGCCGAATTGGCTTATGGGTGATGAACTCAGATACATATTTCGATATTGTCGATGATGCTATCACTAAGCAAATTTACGGTGAATCTGAAATCGTTATCTATGGTGGTTTACCAGGAACCTTAGGAAAGCCGGTATTGGTGACGGATGCTGTAGGTGATAACGATGCTTTTGGCTTGCAGTATGGTGCTGTAACAGTAACTGAATCACAAGTACCGGGCTTCCGAGCTTATGACATCAATGATGAAGAAAACTTAGCAATCGGTATGCGTGCTGAAGGTGCATTTAACCTAGATATTCTTGGTTATAGTTGGGATACATCGAAAGGTGAAAATCCTGACCTTACATTACTTGGTTCAAGCGCTAACTGGATTAAATATGCAACCAGCAACAAAATGACAGCAGGTACCTTACTTGATTTATCAGGTACAGCGACAACTGGTTAAAACCTAAAAATTAAAACCTAAGGGGGCTAATAAGCCCTCTTTTTATTATTAAGAGAAAAGCGCCATGAAGATTATCTATACACGCATTGCAGCAGCTGCTGCATTAGAGACGGGCATTATTGCTAACCCTGACTATTATGAAAACCCAAATTTGAAAGCAAAAGAGGTAATTATTTACGGTAATTATCCAAAGATTCAAAAGGATTACGAATCTTTAGAAGTTCCAGTTGAAGTTCGTAAGTTGGAAGAGCCACAAAAAACGACTTTGGCCACGGTAAATGTCGAGGTAGGAGTCACCCCTGAACTTCAAACTGTGATTGATGATGCAAAAGCTGAGTGTGAAAAGGTAGTTGAAGAAAACACTCAGCTTAAGCAGAAAATTGCCATCTTAGAGCAGGCCGGCGGCAACCAGTCAGAGTTGTTATCTGAGAATTCACGATTAAAAGATGCAGCAGTCTTAGCAGATAAAGCTCTCAAAGATGCTGAAGCTCAAGTGGTCGGTATAAAAACTGAATTTGAAGCTTTTAAAAACGATATTCCCGCAATGCAAGCACGTATTGTTGAATTGGAAGCTGGAAAATCGGCAGAAAACCCAGCTACAGAAACGGCAGCTAATGATTTTGAAAACTGGTCAAATGATCAATTAAAAGAGTATTTGGCTAGTAAAAATATTGGTTACAAGCCGTCAGCAACAAAAGCAGAACTTCTTAAATTAATCCCTAAGGAATAATGCAATGAGCTTTATTACTGTAGATGACGCAAATTCAATTTTGGGCAGCGATTTTGCACCAGACAGTGATAAAGCTCGTCTGGTTAAACTGGCAAATGTCTGGATGAAAAACAGAATAGGTTTTGTACCAGATCCTATTGACCCACTTCTTAAGGATGCAGCTTGTGAAATTATCAAAGGAATTCTGGCCAAGGTAATTTATAACGGCAAAGACCAGCAGTTGAAGCGTAAGAAGGTCAAAGCTGATTCTGTTGAGTCAGAAAAAGAATACCAAGATGGATCTGAAGCAATTTCTAGCTTTGAACAGATAGCAATTGATTTTATTGACTCACTTGATTTGAAAGATCCAAATGCAAGTTTTAATGGCTTTGGCATACCTCTTTACAGGGCATGATATGGGCTTACGTGACGAAATTCAGGCAGATATTGCCGAAGCATTTAATGAAGATTTAGCGGACGCCGTTCATTCATTTACTTGTGAGCGGATCTCAAAAACTAATTGGGATCCTAAAACTGAAACATATATTGAAGTTAAAGAAAACTATTCCGGCCGAGGCGTTCTGTTTGGCTCATACAGTCAATATGAGATTCAGACGCTTGGAGTACTGGCCACAGATAAAAAGGCTACCGTTCTTCAAAATGAAGTAACTATGACTCCAAAAATTGATGATGAATGGTTAACAGCCTTAGGCTCATTCCGAGTTATCCATATTCAACAAGATCCAGCCAGTACAATCTGGAAATGTCAGTTGAGGAAGGTTTAAATACTTGGTCTAATAACCTTCTAAAATAGGGGGATATATGGCTCAAGATGATTTAAAAGTAAAAATAAGAAGGATTTGGAAATGGACTTTAATTGGCATAATTATTTTCTTAGTTGTTTCATTCTTTCTTAAGAGTTCATATCCAATCACACATCATAAATTTAACTTTGCTGATGCATATGATGTTTTAAAGGATACTTTAACACTTGCAGCAGCATTTCTAGCTCCAGTTGCAGCTTTTGTATTATTTGATGATTGGAGAACTTCTCATAGACTAAAAAATAATGAAACTGAAGTAATTGAAATTTTAAAAAAAGTAAAAAATATTCCCTTTAGGGCGAAAGATCTAGCTAAGGATTTAGAAAGTTTTTATGAAAACAATCTTACTAAACAAGAAATAGAAGATTATGAAAACAAAGCATTTGCAATTTCAGCCGAAATTTTAGCAGAGCTAGGAAATATTAATTTCTCTAAGAAAAACTTTGTAAATATTAAGTTTCACGATAAATGCTTAAATTTATATAGTGAGACTTATAAGTTACTCACAAATATTATTATGCTTTGTGATGCATGGACCTGTTTAGATTTATGCAAAAAAGATGCTAGTAGGCATGACCAACTTCCGAGTTTGATTGCTCGTGAAGATGTTAGCAGTGCAATTTTTTTTCAATCTGCTAGAAAATTTCTAGGATTATTTGATGATAATTTAAAAGAAATTGATAACTTGGCAGATGAACATAGAATTAGGTAAACAATAAAAAGCCCACATAAGTGGGTTTTTTTATGGGTGCAATTAAGGAGTTTAAATGATTAATACCGATTATGTGCCCGAATGGTATATCTCACCATTTCAACATGTGCAGTACACGCTTGCTCGAAATCAACTACACATGGATTTGTTATTTGAAGATATGGATAAAGCCGATCAATTTTTGGATATGGGAGCGGATGCACAGGTTAGTACTTTTTCTAATGGTGCATATGCGATTGTCCAAATTGGTGATACGGCGAATAAAGATCAAATTCAAGTTTATGGATTGCTTCTTTATGAGGCTGTTCATATTTGGCAAATAGTTAAACGGCGAATGGGTGAAAGCGAACCTAGTGTTGAGTTTGAAGCATATTCAATTCAGGCAATCGCTCAAGACCTTTTCGAAATGTACGAAGCAAGCGAGGTGAGCAATGGGATGGAAGGGGAAAAAGCCTACTAGTTTTAGTCTTGATGTGTCTAAAGCAGCAGAAGCGCATGTAAAGAATATTGTTATGGATACTGTGCAATCTTTAGTTAATTTAAGTCCCGTCGATACTGGTGCATACCGTGCTTCACATATTGTTTCGATTGGATCTGGTGACTATGGCATACGTGAACCTGAAACAAACGCCGTGCAGGATGCCGCTATTCAAGCTGTAAAGATTAAATTGGGTAATTTGGTCTATATCCAGAACAATAAAGCTTATGCACCCCGCTTAGAAAACGGCTGGTCTGATCAAGCACCACAAGGTATTTATGGCCTCACGTTTAACTTTATTTCTCAAAAGTACGGTGGTTAAGATGGCAATGACTTTAGAGCAAACAAGGCAAGCTATTATTGATCGCATGCAAAGCTTTAGAGGTATTACTCAAGACAGAATCCAGTATCCAAATTTACCAGGCTTTACGGTGCCTAAGGAAGGTTTGTGGTGTCGCTTAACGATTGCAGGCGGTCCAAGTTTTATTTCAGGTATTGCAGATAAACCATGTACCCGGCGTACCGGTAATATCATGATTCAATGCTTTGCTCGTCCCAATTCAGGAATAATGGAAATCACAAAACTGAGTGATGCTTTGCTTGCCCATTTTGAATATTACTCAATCGATCATCTAGAATGTTTGCAAGGACAATCAATTTTTGTCGGCCAAGATGCTGATTTCATTCAGTATAATGTGACCATTGGGTATAAGGTGAATTGATATGTCCTGCATGCTTACGCAAGAAGAAATCGAAATTAAACGGCAAGAACTGGAACGACACTTGGCAGGTGTAATGGCTGAAGAGCTAAATAAATGGCAATTGGCTAATAAACTATGTGTTTCTGATGTAAATATACGTTTGGCTAATGTTGATTGTCTTGGAGGGCCTAAACATAACGTTGTTACTGGAGTAAGTGTTGATCTAGATAATGAGCCTTAAAATTCTTTAATTATTTGACCGCTAATAAGCGGTTTTTTTATGTCTATAGGAATCATTTATGAGCAATTTTGTATTTAAGCGTGGTGACACTTTCAACTTGAATTTGCAGCTGGTTGATATGGATGAAACCCTGCAATTTCCACCGGATGACGTGCGCCGTGCAATTGATCTAACCGGTTATACATTTACTTCTCAGGTTAAAGCTTTGGCTGATGGTGCTGCTGTGGCTACTTTGACTTGCGCAGCATTAAATCAGAGCACACAGAAGGGATGGCTGAATATTAAATCTAGTGCAAGCACTGCAACTTGGCCCTTAGGTCTGTGTCAGATGGATATTAAGGCTATCGTGAATGGAGTTACCCAGCATACAGATACTTTGATTTTCCAAGTGATTGATGGGGTAACAGCATAATGGCAAATCTTGTTTTTAAATTTAGTTGGGATCATCGGCCATTCCCTTATAACGCCTCACAAGGCAAGCGACAGTTCATGTTGCCATTTGCATCTGGCATCCCAAACTTAAACCCACAACTTTCACAGGTCCAAGGTGCTGGTACAGCAGCTGCAGCAAATCTTACTACTTCAGTTTCAGATGATACGATTGGGAGAGTGCTTCGGGTTGGTGATTTTGGTTTAGGGAAACCATTAAGAAACACAGATGTTAATGGAAGTGATCTGAATAATATGACCACCGTGGGGTTCTATGGCAATGACACATTTGCCAGTGCAACTCTTGCTTTAAACTTTCCTGAAGCTGGTACTGTTGGTTCTTTACTTGTTTTAAGCATTTCAGGTTCAAACAATTACCGTAATCAGATTTATGTTTCCGCATCAAGCGGTCGTATCTGGTTTCGCTCTACCTCAGATTTAACCAACTGGACGCCATGGAAGCGATTACTGGATGCCAGCTCAACAGAGTTTCAGCGAATCGTGAATAATGGTTTTGCCGCTAACTTCGCACTGTCCAATGTTGCACTATCAACTCTCGATACTCGAGGGAGTTTTATCGGTTTGCAGAGTACCGGGGCTAATGCTTCCGCAGCAGGTGATTATCCGGGTATTTTTGCCCAGTATATTCTTGGACTAAACATTGCCAGTGCAAGCGAACATGCGGCACAAATCAGTGTTGGAACTTCGTCTACTTATATCGGATTCAGGCGACATAGTTACCAAGGGTCTTATTCACCATGGTATGCACTAAGAGGTGAACACAATACAACCGTGGATGGTTCAGGCTTTATTAAAGCCGCTTCACCAGTCGTTAAGCTTTTTCAAAGTCATATTGAGCTAAATAACGATGCAGCTAAGCAACCAATCGAATTTAAGAAAGTTGAGGTTGGAGAATATCTACTTAAAGGTTCTTTAGGTTTTGCTCAGGAAGGCTGGTACATCGAGGTTCCAAAAGACGCAAATGGAAACACCATTGTCGCTGTTGTTTATGACACCTTAGAAAATGGTGATCTATCCATCAAGACTTACAAACGTAAGTTTGATTTTGAACTTGCTGCTGTAGTTGCAGACTTGGAAATACCAACAGATATTCCTGAAGGTCGTTGGATTGACATTCGCTTGCATGAAGAGCCTGAACCAGAGCCTGAAGAGCCGTTGAGTGAAACACCAGTGGATTTCCAGCCTACTAACTTATCTCAGGCAGTTGCTGCAGCCATGAATGGCGTGGAACCGCCAGAAATCTCAGACACAGACGAAACATTTTAATAACCCGCTTAAAAAGCGGGTTTTTTATTGCCTAAATTTTGGAGAACCATAAATGAGTTCAGGCGCAAAAATTCGATTATATGCTTGTGAAGAAGCAGTTTTAGGAACAACTCCAGCAAACCCGATCTGGTACACAGTTCGCCGTGTAACCGATGGCCTATCTGAAAATGTCTCTACTGAAGAAAGCAGTGAAGTGGTTGATTCACGTTTTCGACAAGGTGGGGTAGTTACTGAAGCAGAAGTAGCAGGTCAGTTAGAGTTTGAATTATCACTTGGAACATTTGATCTATTCCTAAGTGCTTTAGCCTTCAATAATTGGGCGGGTAACGCTTTAAGTTTTGGTGGTACGGTACGTAAGTCATTAACGCTGGTTAAAGTTTTTGAAGATATTGGGCAGGTGTTTATCTACCGTGGTGTGCAGGTAAATACCGGTGAAATTACCATTCAAACAACCGGGAAGATCACTGGTAACTTTGGTTTAGTAGGTAGCTCGTTTACTCGTCAGCAAACGAACCCTGTAGTGAATCCGGTTGCAGCTTCGACTCGTCCGCTTGTCAGTATGCCGAACGTGGAAAACTTGCTTGTAAACGGCCAGTCAATTCAAGGCAAAGCATGTCTACAGTCTTTGACCATTTCTATTAACAATAACCTTGAAGCAATCCGTTGTATCGGCTCAGGCAAGTACACACCAGAGTTCTACATTGAAAAGATGATGGATATCGAAGCAAATGCTTCATTCATGTTCTCGGCCACAGCTGCTGGTTGGATTGATGCAATCAAAACCCGTGATGTGTTTACACTGACCTTCGACATCAGAGACAGCAAAGGAAGTAAATATTCGTTCAACTTCCCGCAATTGGAAGTCATGGAAGCCAATCACCCGGATGGTGGTGGTGATGACATCATTACTGTAGACATCAACTTTGCCCAAGTTCGTACAGCGCCAACAATTGTACGTGCTCTTGTGTAATCAACTTATTCAGTAACAAAGCCTATGGAATCCCATGGGCTTTTTTATTTCTAAAATTTCAGAGGTAGTTATGGCTTTAAAAGTTGGAATTATTAAAAGCTCGGACGTATCAAAATGGTGTGAATACAAGGGGGCTGATGGCGAAGTACAGGCAGAGTTCAAAGTCCGTGGTATCGCTTATAAGCCTTTTCAGGTAGCTATTGAACGAGCAGGAAATCAGATCTCGTCTAAAGGCTATGATGTAATGGTAAAAGATGAAAATGCCAAGCTTTACCATGAATTGTTAATGGATGCATGTGCTGCCCACTTAATTGAAGACTGGAAAGGTGTGGTATTTGCCGAAATCGTAGACGGTAAAACTGTTGAGTCTGAAAAGCCATATACCCCTGAGAATGCCTCAAAGCTTCTTAATCTTGGTGATATTGGTATTTCGATCTGGCTATTTATTAAAGAACAGGCCCAGAAGATTCAGGAAGACGCAGACAAGGACAAGGCTTTAATTCTGGGAAAGTCATCGAGCTCTATAAGTACCAAAAGACCTATGCGTCAAAAACGCCGCACGAAATCGAACAAATCAAGTTCTTAGGCGGCCGTATTCCGGATCCGCCAGAATATTCGTATGCGGCTGACTCTATTCTTTCGGCATTTAGTACTATTGCCAGATCCAGACGGTATGAGCAGGGCATCCCGTTATCATTAGACCAGCATGCAATCAATGTCTATGCTGAGCATAATGATTTGCCTGTGGCTGCTCATATTTTTAATGACTGTATTTTTGCATTGGATAACTTGTTTTTAGATGAAGCCCATAAAAAAATAAATTCCAAGTCCTTAAAAAAGTAACCCTAGAGTTATTTACATATAATAACTCTAGGGTTATTATTATCTCATCAAGTTAATAAGGGATTGGTGTGAAAAGTCTGGATTTAATCAAAATGATTGAAGCAGATGGTTGATATGAGGTTAGGGTTTCAGGAAGTCATCATCACTTTAAACACCCAACCAAAAAGGGGTTAGTTACAATCCCACATCCTAAAAAGGATTTACCAAACGGAACTGTTAAAAGCATTTTGAAACAAGCGGGTCTAAATTGACCCGCTGTTTCCCGACTTTAAATACTATATCCCTTACAACTAATCATAACGCAGTGGGCGATATGTTTATGCCAAGGGCATGGAGTGTTGAGATGTTATATCCAATTGCAATTGAACGAGGATCAGATACTGAGGCATTTGGTGTCACTGTTCCTGATATTCCAGGTTGTTTTAGTGCTGGTGACACACTTGAAGAAGCTATTGAGAATGTTAAAGAAGCTATTTCAGGCCATTTAGAAATATTGGCTGAAGATGGTGAGGAAATCCCATTAGCTTCCGAACTAGTTAAATTTGTCGATGATCCTGAATATAAAGGAATGATCTGGGCGGTTACCGAAGTTGATGTTAGTCGTTATCTGGGTAAACCAGAAAAAATCAATGTTACTTTACCAAGCCGTTTGATTCGTAAAATTGATGAGAATGTAGGTAAAGGTAAGAGATATACTACTCGATCGGCTTTCTTGGCTGCTGGTGCTGAAAAACTTTTACATGCATAGCCTGATTTAAAAGACCACCTTCGGGTGGTTTTTTTATGCCCTAACTGTTAAATTTTACTCATTATTAAAATGGGTATTTTCATGAAAAAGATTATTTTTTTAAGTTTAATATTAGGTTTAGCAGGGTGTATGTCTACTGCTAATTTTTTTGAAGTGCAAGCCACCTCTGTTCAGAATAGCGGTTATTGGACCGGACAATATGATCGATTAGTAGGAACATTAAAGTTAAATGCCGATGGAACTGGTGTTATTTGTCAGGATGGAATGGGAACAGCGAGAGTAATGTCTGTTAAAAAATCAAAAGATAAACTCTATTCACAGGATGGCAGCTTCTGGAAAGTGCAAGACGAAACACTCAGCTCTATGAAATTAAATTATGCAATTGGTGGTGGTTATGATATGAAAAAAGATGATGATTTATCTTTGGCAACACCGGCATGTAAAGAAAAATTGAAATGAATTCAAAATGATTTGTTAAAAACTTGACTTAGATCAGGTTTTTTATTTTTGATTAATGACCGCCTTTATGGCGGTTTTTTATTGCCTAGAGGAAAAGTAAGATGGCACAAGAATCCCGTTTGGTCATTGTTATTGATTCGCAAAATGCTGAACGTAATGCGCGTAATCTAGGCAATGAACTGGATAGCATTGAGCGTAAAGGTGATTATGCTTCTAAGTCTATGGATGGCTTATCTGTAGCTACTCGTGCACTAGCTGGGTATATGGCTGGGCTAGTTACAGTAAGTTCTGCCATTTCGAAGATGGATACATATACTGGACTACAAAACCGCCTTAAGCTGGTCACTAATAATCAAGTTGAACTAAATAAAGCAACGGAAGACACTTTCCGAATTGCTCAAAAAACCTATTCAGCTTGGGATTCTGTTTTACAGGTGTACCAACGTTTTAGTGACAATGCTAAAACACTGAATTTAACCATGGATGACACTGCACGTTTGACTGAAACAGTGTCAAAAGCAGTGGCTATTAGTGGAGCAAGCGCAGAAGCGGCGGATGCAGCTTTAGTCCAATTTGGGCAGGCTTTAGCAAGCGGCACATTACGTGGTGAAGAACTTAACTCCGTTATGGAGCAAACGCCAGCACTAGCAAAGGCTATTGCTAAAGGTATGGGTATTACAGTAGGTGAATTACGTTCAGTAGCTGCTGAAGGAAAAATCACTTCACAGGAAATCGTTAAAGCACTTAAAAATGTCCAAGATGAAGTTGATGCTCTTTTTGCTAAAACTGACATTACAATTGGTCAATCTTTAACTTTACTTAATAATGAAATTACTAAATTTGTAGGAGAGGCTGGTAAAGGAAGCGGAGCAGCACAGGCTTTATCAGGATCGATTCAGTTATTAGCAAATAATTTGAATTTAATTGCAGACAGTGCATTTGCCATAGGTATTGGCTTAATGACAAAAGCCGTTTTAACAAAAACGGTTGCTGTACAAGCGAGCATTGCTGCGTCAACCAAACAAGTGTTTGCCACAATTGCTGAACGTAATGCAAATATTGCAGCAGCAAAAGCTGAAGTGGAATCTGCGCTTGCCGAAGCACAAAGTACACAGGTGACACTAACGAACATCAAAGCTACTCATGCTCAGATCATGGCAGAAATAGAACTCGAAAAAGTTCGTTTAAAAGCCCAAATCACTGAACAAGGTCGCACGGCTACCATCACACGAATGGCTCAGCTTGGACGATTACAAGCTCAAGTTGCGTTAGAGGTTGCTGCTGCGGAAACAGCACAGTCTGCAGCTTCATCTAGATTATCAGCAGCCTTAACAGCGCAATCTGTTGCTACTAGCCGTTTAGCTTTAGCAAAGTCAGCGCTTATGGCGATTTTTAGCCCAATGGGTTTAGCAATTGCAGCAACAGCCGCATCTTTCTATTTACTAAGCAGCAGTTCGGATGAAGTCAAAGAGTCTCTTGCAACACAATCTGACTCGGTTAGTGATTTAACAGATAAGTACATAAAGTTAAATACTGTGCAAGCTTTAACAGAGGGTGTGCGGTTACGCAAAGAGATTGAGCAGCAAAATGATGCAATTGATGATGCTAGTGGAGCTATCAAACGTTTTGCTTATATCCAAAAGGAATTATTTAAATTATCTGGCAGTGATTATGAAGATTATCAAAATGCCATTAAGTCTATTGCTACAGGTGCAAGCGATGCAGGTGATCTCTTAAAAAAGATGATTTCATCTGGTCGTTTTAGTCAGAACCAAATTGATAAACTCATTGAGTTCTCTAGTGCGGTAGCAGAATCTAAAAATAAGATTGAGCAGGGTAATACTGCTCTAAAACTCTTAAATGCTACTTCTGGACAACATGTTGAGGTAACGGCCGAATCAATTAAGCAATTAACAATTCAAACAAACTTAACAAAAGTCGCTACTCAAAATTTCACTGACATGAAAACACAAATGCTTGATTCATTACGAGCACAATTGGAATTCATTCGGTTAAATGGTGGTAGTGAAGAACAAGTTAAATCGTTGAATAAGGTAATTCAGGCATATTCTTTAAATCAAATTTCAGCAACTGATGCTGTGAGTAAGTTCAACAGTACCGCCAAAGTTCCGGTTGATAACATTAAGAAATTGCAAGAATATGCCATTAAAACGGATCAGTCTAAAATTGCGTTAAATCAGGCTAATGCTGAGCTGAAGAAACAAAACGACTTGCGTAATGAGTACCTAAAACAACATCAAACTGTACTTGGTGCTCAACAAGGAGAAACAAATGAATTAAATAACCAAGTCGCTGCACAAGAAAAGCTAAATAAATTACGAGACAATGCCAACAAAGATAATCTGAAAAATGATTTTCTTATAAAAAACACTAAGGCATTTGGTGGTGGCGAAAAGGGTCTTGATAAGGCGCGTGCGGCATCAGAGTTTTATACCGACAATAAAATTCCGATGACTAGAAGTTTAACTAGTCAGGAAGCTGCAATTTTTGAGGCTTGGTATAAGAAGCAGAAGGAAGCCAAGGACTTACAAGAAAGTATTTCTGAGTCTACCAGAAAGCAAACAAAAGAGGTTGAAAAACAAACCAAAGAGTCTGCCAAACAAGCTGTTCTACTTGCGGGGAATAATGAGCGAGTGAGAAATATGCTTCGGGTTTACCAATCCTTCCGTAATGCAGGCTTAGGCGATAAACAAGCTCGTGTAATGACAGCTCAAGTTGGACGAGAGACTGATTTTAGAAATGATGCAATGTTTGGTAGTCACAAAGATGCCAATAATGGTTATACCAACACAGGATTTTTATCATGGCAAAAAAGTCGCTCAACTAAGTTAATGCAGTCTTTACAAGGGCAAGGAGTCTTGGATAAAAACGGTAAAATCCAGCAAACTCAAGATGCATTGGATGCAATGGCTAAACATGCTGTGCAAGAGGCGATGACCGATAAAAGTTATAGTAAATCTAAAGCAGCTCTTCTTAATGACGATTTAGACTATCGAAGTTTAGAGAGAATTGTTGCCAAAAATTTTGTTGGCTGGGACTATGACGGGAAAAAGCTTGGCAAAGCTAAAGCTTCACAGCATTTAGCCAAACAAGACTCTTACTATAATCAGCTTAGTAAAATTTTAGGGGATAACCCCGAAGCAGCCTCAAAAGCAATTAGTGATCTTTCGAAATTCGAAGATGAAGCATATAAGGCACGTGCAAAAACTCTTGAGGAAATTAAGCAGCTCCAAGCAACATATGATTCAGAAACAGTTGCTAGAAGCAAAAAACGTGAGGAGGAAATCAACAAAGCAACCATTTTAGGTCAATCAAATTTAATCCCAAAAATTAATGAGCGTTTTGATGCTGAAGAAAAGTTAGCTCAGAAGCAATTTGATTTTGAAGTAAATGGTTATAAGTGGACTGAGAAGCAAAAGCTTGAGTACACATATGAAATCAATTCTTTGCGATTAGTTGCTGAAGGCAAACTCTCTGAAGATCAAAGAAAGGTTGCTTTAGATGGCCTGGAATTGCAAAAGCAGCAAGAGTTAGGATTACTAAAACTTGCTCAGGAACAGCGGTTGTTTCAGGCTGAGCAATTCATGCTGGGAGAAATGGAGCGTATCAAAAAACGTTATGCGCTTGAGTATGATGAAATATCAAAAATCACTGATCTTGAAGAGCGTAGAAGGAAGATGAGTGCATTTCAGGCTGATTTTATTCGTAATGGTGTGGGGAATCCAACAATTGATCAGTATGATACCTCTAGTCAGTTTCTTAAATCGACAAACTACACCAAGCCCAAGCAAACCAATATGCAAGTATTGGATGAAGATTACGCTCAAACTTATCAAAAGTTGAAAGATAATCTTGCAGCTGTTTTGGAGTCTGAAAAAGCTAGTTATCAGGAACGATTGGAGGCGGAGCGCGTATTCAAAGAAGCAAGACAGCAAATGGATAATGAGTACCACCTGAAGGCGATTGATGCAAGAAAAGCAGATCACGACAGTCAATTGCAATTATACAGTCAGATGATTTCATCTGCTTCAAGCACATGGGGAGGTTTAACTCAAATTGTTAAGGATGCGCGTGGTGAAAATTCACGCTCTTTCAAGGCAATGTTTATAGCTCAACAATCCTTTGCTATTGCTTCTGCGATTATCTCTGCTCATTTGGCAGCTACACAAGTAGCTGCTGATGCAACGATCCCATTTTTTGGTGCAAAAATTGCGGCTTCAACCGCCATGCTTGCTATGGGATATGCAAATGCTGGTTTGATTGCTGGGCAAACAATAGCTGGATTCTCAGATGGTGGTTACACTGGATCTGGTAGAAAATATGACCCTGCCGGTATTGTCCATAAAGGAGAGGTGGTCTGGTCCCAAGAAGACATTAAAAGATGGGGCGGAGTTGGTTTAGTTGAGAAAATGCGTAAGAGTGCAAACCCTGAAGCATTTATCAATAATCATGCACAGAACAATACTTCAATAGAGAATGTTTTTAACCGTTCTTTTTTGAGTTCAAAAGCATTTAATGACAACAAGTCGATTTCAAACATATCTAACCTTTCTAATTCAAAAGTTCTAAATAGTAATGTTTCAGACAGTACCGTGCAGAATGCTGAGAAAGAATTGCTGAAAGAAGTTTCTATCTTCAAAGACAATGGTTTTGCAGATGGAGGATATACAGGCAAAGGTAAGAAATATGAGATTGCTGGTGCCGTGCATAAAGGAGAAATTGTTTGGTCCCAAGATGATATTAAAAAATGGGGTGGTGTTGATAAAGTTGAACAGATGAGAAGGGCGACAAGTCCAGAATCATTTGTTTCTAACTATGCTCAAAACCATACCACTTTTGAGAGTATCTTGAATCGGGCCAATCAGAGCTCTAGGATTTTTAACCAGAGCAAAGAAATCTCGAACATCTTTAATCAACCCATTCAAGATGGCCAGATAATTTATAAGGGCAATGGCAACGTACCTACTTCAGCAACTTCTGATCTATACCACGATGGCAAGGTCTACTTCTCATCCAATGGTTTAGTTCAGGATCGCTCAAATCTTGAGGATGTTCAAGACTTCACGATAGGTCAAGCTGCTCGACCTCAAGCTGAGATTATGCCTTCAATTGAACCTTCTACACCGACAATCAATTTCAAAATTGAAGTGATTAATCAGGTGAGTGGAGCGACAGTTGAAGCTGAACAACTGGATGAGCAAACAGTCCGGATCATTGTTACAGATGAACTGGATAAGCAGCTTCCAAGAAAGGTACCGAAACTTGTAAGTGATCAAATTGGTAATCCAAACTCAACTATTAGTCGGTCTTTGACTGAGAATACGACAGCAAGACGGAATCGTACTTAATAATTTGAACCCTTTTCGGAGGGTTCATTTTCATAATATTTAAATTTCAAGGTGATAGAGTCTATTTGCATTTAAATTGATGGTTATGACATGAAAAAAATAATTGTAATTCCGACAATACTTTTAAGCCTTACGGGATGTGCCATTCCTGCGGTAAATAATCTCGTAAGATCTACAAATATGTATCAAGATGAAATAGCAGGTGATACAGCGAATTTAAGGGTTTATAGAAGTAATGTACCCATGGTGCAGTTCTATATTAGTTATCAAAATAATAAGGGTGAAAAAATTTCTAAAAACCTTATAACGAAGCAGATAACAAATAATTTAACAAAGTATGGCTCAATGCATGAGCCAAAAACATTGAATATGCCTAAGCCAACAATCAGTTTAAATAATGGTGAAGAGTTTTTTGAGTTTAAAGTACCCGCAAATAAGAAGTTAACTTTCAGGCTTACTTCTGTTATTGGGTCAACTACTATGTATAGTTGTGATGTAAAAATGGACTATCAGTTGGAAAGAAATGGAAATTATGAATTGATCCGTTTTAAACAGATCAAAGATTTTGTGAATCCAGCTTTACTGACTGAACCATCTCAAGATGGAACTTACTGCAAGTTTGTAGTGAAAGAGATTTTTGAAGATGGTAAAGAAACTATTATTAAATCGATTTCTTAAGTTTTAAATACTTTATTAAATAAGGGAAAATTGCGATGCATCAGAGTGAGGTTGGATTCTGGGGTGGTGGTAGTATGTATGTATCAGGTGTTCCTAATGATGTAAAGAAGTTCTTTGAAGCACTCATAAAATTATCTTTAAAATTTCCAAATGATTTTGAGTGGCCTTTGGTACTTAATAGATTATATAAAAAATATGTTCGATATGAAGATATTAATAAAACTAAAGAGATTATGGATTTCTGTAAATCAAAACTGACAGAGCCATCTGAAAATGAAGATACGAATGTATTTTTAAAGTACTTTAGACAATTTGATTCTGCAGTAGAGAGCGCAATTTATTTTTACGAGTATTTCAATGATTATGTACCAGTTAGAATAGCTGTGGTTGATTTACCATGGCAAATGGTTGAAGCCCGAAGACCTCTTCGTGAATATGATCAATTAGAAGGCGAACCTTATTGGTTGACTGATTATAGTTGGGAAGAAATGGAACGGTTAGGCAACTTATAAATTGTAGATTCTTATTATTTTAAGCCCCTTTGGGGCTTTTTTATTACCTGAAGGAAAGTTATGTACAAGTTAAAGCTAAATCCTCAGACCAGCGGCTATGGCGTAACACCGGGTGATGATGTTAAGCGTCAGCAGATGGAGGGAGGACGAGGACGCTATTACATCGATGTAAAACGTAATAGCCACATTGTTGATGTGAACTGGAATTTAAGTAAAACCGATTTCAATAAAATGATGGCGTTCTGGCGGGTCTACCAGAATAAACCAGCCTCATTTTATGCGGATCTGGTGATTGATCAGGGAACACGTCAGCAATACCTGTGTAACTTCATTCCGAACTCGTTCAAGACCAATGAGGTGAATGGCAACCTTTACCGGGTAAATGCACAACTCGAAGTTGTTCAAAACCAGCCTAACCTTGCAGCAGATATAGCATTAATTAAAGATTGGGAGGTCTGATGGATAACGAATACGCCGAATTCTTTTTCAATCGAAAAGTTGATATTTATCAACTGGAATGTATTGAACTCTCACACCCTTCTTTTATGAATACTTACCGGGTAGTCCGTAATGATGACCGAGGGGTGTATGTTCAGCACAATGAAGGTGAAGGGCAGGTGCTTTATGAATACCTGCCTATGACAATTCAAAGATCCGGAATGCTCGGTGATCTGGACCAGACTTTGACCGTTTCAATATCTGGGCTTGGTGATATTTTGCCGGATGAGTTTGAACGGGTAATTGAGGGGCAATATTCTAATGTAAAGCCGACCGTAAATTACCGCCTTTATAGTTCAGATAACTTGAATACACCAATGTTTTATCTACTAGGTCTACAACTCTCCAGTGTTGCCATGAATCATAAAGCCGTGACATTCAAGGCTGAATCACCACGATTAAATACTGCGAAGACTGGAGATATCTTTGCACTGGATCGTTTTAGTGGTTTGAAGGGGGCTATATGAAGAGTCACGATCATTTGCTCGATAAGCAATATGACGAGGAATACTACAACTGTGTTCACTTCGCGCATGAAGCTGCAATGGATCTATATGATATTGATCGAGGAGAGGCGCTTGAGTTTTTTATGAAGCCCGTCAAAGAGAAGGTATTTCTGCCATCAAGATTGAAGTTACTAAATCCATTGCCTATGCCTAAGGAAGGCTGCATAGTCGCCTTTCACTCTAGATACCGAAACAAGCCCCCACATGTGGGGCTTTTTCGTTTGGGGCGTATTTTGCATTTGCAGGAATCAGGCGTTTCATGGATGCCAATTCAAGTCGTTCAAGCATTTGGATTTAATCGTGTGAGTTTCTATGATTAAGATTATTTATAAACAAGCCCCTTTATCCGAAGACAAAACAATTGAACACGCCGAAACTTTGGGTCAATGGCTTACTTCAAAATATGACCATATGCCTGAGCATGTCCGTATTTTTCATACCACAAGCAATATGGATCATGCAGAAATTTCATTTGCGAATGAAGTCACGCCGAAGAATGCATATGAATTAAAGCAGCTCGATTTCTTGCCAGGCACTTTCATTGTAATTGAGAATCCCAAGGGTATGGACCCCATAACTCTAGCTTGGATAGTGGTTGCCTCTATAGTTATGGGTGTGGCTGTTGCATTATTAATGCCAGTACCATCAATTACCCAAACCAACCAGAATAACAATCAATCCTCGTCTGCAAATAACGAATTATCAAACCGTGAAAATAAAACTCGCGTAAATGGTCGTATCGCAGATATTTATGGTGCCGCTCACGATACCCCTGATCTGATTACTGTGCCTTACAAGGTATATGAAAACAATGTCGAAGTAGAGCATGTTGTTGGTTGTATTGGTCGTGGTCACTATAAAATTAATGGAGCTTATGACGGTGAAACCAATATTGTTGATATTGCTGGCGCATCGGTAGAAGTCTATCGACCGGGTGTCGATATTGTCTCGGGTGAGCCATATTTTTCGCTTGGTACCGAAATTACCACGCCGCCACTAACGGTTCAGCATCAAAACTCGGTGAATGGCCAGATCTTGCGTCCGGCAGATACTCAAAGCTTGGAAGGTACCAACTATCTTCTTTTTGCATATCCAAATGAGATCTTGCGTGCATCTGCAAACAATACGGATTTAACCACTAAGTTTGTTAGTAATGACCGGGTAGAAATCACAAATGCTTCGTTTACTTTTAACGGCCAGACTTATGATTTAAACGGTACATATAGCGTTCTATCGGTAGCTGATGACCGTATGGCATTGTCTAATCCGGCTGCGGTAAACTCCAACTGGTTAAAGCTTAAAGAGTTAAGTAACCAACAAACAACAGCTTTATCACCAAAGATAAGTTCAATAGGTGAAAAGTGGATTGGTCCTTTCATTCTGGACAATGTTGAACGTAGCCGGGTGCTGTGTAATTTTGTGGCTACCAATGGACTTTATACCGTTTCAGCAGGTGGAAATCAGGGTGCTGTAAACGTCACGATTGAAGTTGAGGTAACACCGGTAAATGAATCTGGTGCAGCCATTGGTAATCCGATGCTGAAGCAGATCATTTTGAAAGGCTCGGCAAAATCACGCCAAACGGTTGGGGCAACGCTGGATATGGTCACGTTTCAGGGCCGCTGTAGTGTCCGTGCACGCCGTTTAACTCCGACTCCGGCAGTCACAACAGTTGTTGATGAAGTAAAGTGGCAGGCGCTTTACGGTGCTTATCCTTTACAAAGCACAGTGTATGAACATGAAACGGTTTTTCGTGCGCGTACTTATGCAACCACTGGAGCTTTATCTGTTAAGTCCCGCAAGATCAATTTTGATCTCCAGCGAATGTTGCCGACTTATAAAAACGGGGCAATGACAACAGAGCTATATCCAACGTCTAGCTTTGCTGATGCTTTGGTATCTATGGCACTCGATGACAAGATTGGCCGCCGTTCGATCGATGAGATTGATCTGGAAAACATCTATCGCACATATAACGATGTAGTTGATTATTTTGGTACACCGCTAGCGGCTGAGTTCTGTACCACAATTGATGATACAAACCTGTCTTTTGAAGAGCTGGTCACCAATCTTTGTGATGCCGTATTTTGCACTGCATATCGTCAAAATAATAAGCTCAAGCTTTATTTTGAACGGCCAACCGATAACTCTGTAATGCTGTTTAACTTCAGGAATATCATTCCGGATAGTTACAAGCATGACCTGACCTTTGGCGTGATGGATGACTACGACGGACTGATCTATGAATACACGGATCCGACCGACGATAGCCGTATCAATATCTATTTACCGGATAAAGGAGCCAAAAACCCTAAAGAGGTGAAATCTGTTGGTGTCCGAAACAAATGGCAAGCTCATTTCAATGCGTACCGGATTTGGAACAAGATGCGCTTCCAGCGCAAATCCATTACCTTTGATGCGGCGCCTGAGTCTGAGTTGCTTGTGCTACGTGACCGTATTGCTGTAGCAGATTATCGCAATGGTATTCATCAAAGCGGGGAAGTGGTACAGCAAGAAGGTTTAATCCTCACCTTAAGCCATGATGTAGATTTCATTGCAGGCAAGAGCTATGTGATTTATCTGCAAATGGGGGATGGTACCGTGGACCTTATTCCTGTTACCGCAGGATCTGCCAAGAACAAAGTAGTTTTAGGGCGTTTACCGAACGGGGCCTTAAAGCTTAGTCCCGATGACTTTGTGAATACTATCTACACCGTAGTTAATGACGATACCAAAGGCTCACTGCCTTATCTGGTTGCAAAAAGAGAACCGGCTGACCAGTTCTCTAATACCATTACTGCAATTAATTACGATGAACGTTATTACCTCAATGACAAGGACTTTATTGATGTACCAGTAGATGATTCACCGATTTACATTCGATATGACCAGCTGGATATTAATCTGGCACGTTTATATCAGATGCAAAGAGGGGATTTGCCAACGACTGGAGAAATCAGTTTTGTAGTTGAAGCAGGTGCACTGGTTTCAAGTTCAAGTTCTTATCGACCGGAAACCAGATTTGTCTATAAATTCGACTATAAGTCTAGTCCTGCAAAACGAGAGTATATCGTTCCAGCTGCATCAGAATTACCTGCTATTGATACTGGTGAGTTCCCACCTGATCTCGTGGTAAATTTGACTATTAAAGGTGCTGTTGTTGGACGTGGTGGTGATGGCGGGTTGCCACATCTAGCTTACGGAGATTGGGAAAAAGATTCAGACTTCAATTTTACCAAAACCCGGCGTGATGGTTTTCAGGGAGCACCAGGTTTATTGAACCGGCACAGCAAACTAAACCTGATTATCGATGGAGGGACGTTAGCTCGAGGCGGCTCAGGTGGTGGAGCAACACCAAGTGGTATTTACACTGGATCATCTTATGGGGTTCAGGGAATTCCTGGTGGTGCTGGAGCACCATTTGGTCGGGTCATGACTGGACAGCCGATTTCAAATGACTCACAAGATTATCGCCTCTATCTGGAGAGTTATTTATTGGTTATGAAAATCACTGATGCTGAAGCTTCGGTACCCGGGAAGGGTTACCGAACCCAAAATGACCGTTATGGTTCTCCATTATCAGGTGATGGTGGAAACTGGGGCGAACGTGGTACCAAGTCTACCAATGATGGAACATGGAATTGGCAATACCATGGCACAACTGAAGGCCAGCCAGGGCCGGGTGGACCTGCAATTGTGGGAGTTGCTCCACTTACAACCAAATTAATGAATGGAGGGAAAATCTTACAAACCCTTTAAACCTTATAAGAACTTTGAGCACCCAATTCGGGTGCTTTTTTATTGTCTAAAAATATCTGGAGAGATTTATGGAACCAGTTTCCACAAGCGGTTTAACAGCAATTTTAAAATTTTATGGTGCAGCAATAATGGTGACTTTAGCAGTCGGTTTGGTTGCAGCAGTTGTATTAATGACTCGTATGCCACGCTCACCACAAGAGTGGGCAGTTGGTTTGATCTGTACGGTTGTATCAAGTTTGGCTGGCGGCTCATTCATTATTGTGAAGTGGGGACTTCATGAATGGGTTACTGATGTATGGGGGATGATCGCTCTTGGTGGCTTCTTCTTTATTTGTGGGATTCCCGGCTGGGCTTTGGTCCGATGGATTTTTAACTTTATTGATAAACAGGAGGGCAAGACAATTGTTGAAGTAATCAAAGAAGTTAAGAAAGCCAGAAAAGACATCGAAAACACTTAATGCCGCCTTCGGGCGGTTTTTTACATTTATAGGAAACTGAAATGAAATTTATCAATCTACAAAGAACACTTGGTGTTGCAGTTGATGGAAAGATTGGACGCAGCACCCTTACAGCCTTATTTAAGAAGCTAGGCGCAAATCAAAGCCGAGCTGAAGAACTGGCATTAGCTGCTAACGTACACTTCAAAGATTATGCGATTCTCTACAATGAGTTGCGCTTTGCCCACTTCATTGCACAGCTTGCACATGAATCAGGAAATTTTCGATACATGGAAGAAATAGCCAGCGGCGCAGCTTATGAAGGTCGAAAAGATCTAGGTAATATTATGGCTGGCGATGGTGTGCGTTTTAAAGGCCGTGGACCGATCCAATTGACTGGCCGTGATAACTACCAAAAATATGGTCGAGCATTGGGCATTGATTTTGAATCACATCCCGAACTTGTAGCAATTCCGAGTATCGGCTTGCTAGTCGCTTGTAAATTCTGGACTAACAACGGGTTGAATGAACTTGCAGATCGTGATGACGTTTTAACTATAACCCGTCGCATTAATGGTGGTACAAATGGCTTAGTTGAACGTAAAGCCAATCTAGCCAAAATTAAAAGTTGGATGTCATGAAGGCTTTAGTATTACTATGCTTTCTCCTAACAGGATGCACAGCTCATACGATCAATAGCAATGTGAGTGTAGGTATTTGTGTGAAAGCTCTCTGAGGAGGGCTTTATTTGTAATAATCCACATAAAAAATACTTTGAATTTTAGGCTTAAATGGATCTAGTCCACCCCAGTTTTGAAAATCAATAATTTCACTTATATCCAGTGAAAATACTTTACTTAAAGGGTATTTACTTTTCTCTATGAGCAAGAAGGGTGAAATGATTTCATCAAATTGATGGGCTGTAAGATCAATAACATACTCATCATTTTCTAACCAAAAATGATGTTCATTTTCAATATTTGTCCCTTTCATGAGTTTAAAATCATTTATGCCTTCTTGTTGAAGAATTATTAATAGTAAGCTACTTGCTTCCTCACAAAAGTTTCTGGGAAAAACTTGCCATATCATTGGAGATTTTAGATGGTCTTCAAAAAACTTAAGAGCAGAGCTCGTTATCTGGTGCACCTTTTCGTATTGCAT